TAGAAGGGGAATGGGGGTTTACAATTGACTGGGAACCCTGTGGCTGGATGGAAAAAGGTGTATGGGCAAGAGTAAAACTAGATGCTTATGTAGAAGAAACAGAAACCTCTGCACGCGTAATTGATTATAAAACAGGCAGACAATATGGTAATGAAATAGCTCACTCACAACAAGCACTTACATATGCTATTGGTAGCTTTTTACGTTACCCAAATTTAGAAATGGCTAAAACAGAAATGTGGTATTTAGACCATGGCACTACCATGGAAAAAACATACACACGAGATCAAGCTCTTATGTTTTTACCAAAACTACAAGAGCGAGCAATAGCAATGACCACAGCTACTAAATTTCCACCTAATCCCTCTAAAAATAGTTGTAGATGGTGTTCATTTAGTAAAGGAGAAAATCCCTATTGCGAATGGGCTATAAAATAGTATAATAAACCTAACATTCATCTAACGAACACCGAATGTTAATAACGAGGAAAAAGAACAATGACCGACGAACACTTTATACCCCCGCCTTATGAGCATCAAACCAATACCACCAATTTTATCCTTAACCATTCTAGGTGTCTTATTACATCAGATCCTGGTACAGGTAAAACACGTGCAGTTCTTGATGCCCATAATAACTTACCAGGTAAAACACTTGTTCTTGCCCCTCTTTCAATATTAGAAGCAGCATGGGCAGAAGATATATACAAGTTTCAACCTGATATTAATTTTGGAGTAGCATATGCTAAAAATCGTAAAAAAATATTTGAAGATGATTCCTTCGATATGGTCATCACTAACTTTGAAGCTGTTAACTTTTTACAAAAAAATTCACAGTATGTTGAAAAATTTTCTACAATCGTTATTGATGAATTTACTGCTTTCAAGAACCAACAAGCACAGCGCAGTAAAAATATTCGATCGCTTATCTCACATTTTACTAATAGGATTGCCATGTCTGGTACTCCTAATAGTAATACTATTTTAGACCTGTGGCACCCAGTACTTCTTGTAGATGACGGAGAACATCTAGGAGACCGGTACTGGGCCTTTCGTAACCAAGTTTGTACACCCCGTTTTAATGGCTTTGCCAACGAATGGATTGACAAACCTGGTATCGAAGAAGCAGTCGCTGCTAAATTAAGTGACATTACCATTCGCTATGCACTAGAAGATTGCATAGA